GGTTAGTTTTGCGATCTGTCGCTATACTTCGCCGTACATTATCCTTTCGATCTTCATCCCAGTCAACAAAGTCGGGATATTTCTCAGAAAGTTCCTCATCAGTAGGCACGTCTTCCTTGCTAGTAAACTTCTGTTTCTCCGATTTTAGTTCCTCGAGGATACGTTGGTTCTCTCGAGTCGAGTTACTAAACTTATCCTTGTAGTACTCCGCACGCTCCTCTGGTGAAAGGTTGGAAGGGTTCACCTCTCCGGATCCTCCTTCGTCTTCCCCGGTAGCGTCTGTTTCCTGCTCGGTAGTCGTTTGCTCTGTTTGGGATTGTTCATCTGTTCCGTCAGATGGGGCAGATTCTTCCGGTTGCCCTTCCGTTCGCGTCCCTTCCGGGGTTTGCGATACTTCTTCTGTCTCTTCGTTCGTCTCTTCTGCTTTAGTTTCTTTTGCCATAGTGTGCGCTCCGTCTTCTATTAGAAGGTTTGGAGTAATTAGCTATTAGGCTTTGTCGTCTGCTTCTAGACGCTCAATAATGTCATCATTCGTTCCACCCTTTGAGATCTCAAGTGCTTCGGATCGGCCTTCATTCCGGCTATCTACCTCTGCAAATAGCTCGTTTCGGCCCATCTCTGAGTAATCAGACTCAGTATTTTTGTCATCTTCTGTCTCCTCTTCTTCTGTTTCTGTCTCTTCTGGTGCTTCTTTTGGTTCCGGTGCTTTCTTTTCAGGCTTCTTCTTTGTGTCTGTATCGAAAATTACACTGAAGTCACTCATCTCCTGCTTTGTAAGATAAGCAGATCGACCCTTAATAAAGCCTTTTTGTGAGGAATTCAGCTTGACCGGATCCTTCTTTAGAAGTTTCTCCAGACGCTGCTGTACAGCCTCCGGTAGATCTTCTCGCTCTGGTGTGTTTTTAGTATCTGTCATAGTAAGTAAATTATTTCTAAATCCGTGTCTCCTATATTATACCACCTCCGCCACCACTCTTGTCGATCTCAAGGTTTGCCCGTAGCTGTCTCTCGGCGTGATCTCTCATACGCTCCGGCCGGGTAAAGATCTCCAGTAAGAGACGATAATTCCTGAGGCGTGCTTTCAGGTGTTCATCCCGACGTCCTCGAAAGAAGATACTCCAGCTTGCATCACCTACGCCGGTGAGTTCATTGGTTACATCCTCGATCAAGTCCCGGATATGCTCCTCGATCTTATCCATGTCTACATGCTCCATCTGGATAGACTGACGCATCTGCTTGAGATCCGATCGTTCCTCCGGCGTTAGATCTGAGTAAGTCAGATTATTGCGCTTTAGTATTGTTTCAAACATTATTCGTTGATTTAGTTAGTCATACCCTCTACTGCACCCTCTGGCATCGCCTGAGCAGCCAGCCCCTGCATCCTTTCGGCTCCTTGAGGGTTTGGTGCCTGTGGAGCTTGTCCGCCTCCCTGTGGGCCTCTTGGAGCCATTGCTAGATTCTCCGGATTTACGTCCTGCATCTCCTGTTTCTGCTCCTCATACCCCATAACCTCCTCGATCTCCTCGGCTGAGAATTCACCAAGATCCAGTAAACGCTTCTTGAGGATCTCCTGTAATGGTCGGTTTCCGGCAAACTCCTGTGCCATAAGCTGTAACTTCTTGATCTCCTGTACCGTCTTCTGTGTGCTTTCGGCCTTTGATGTCACCTTACACTCGTATCCTTCCTCATCCATCCAGTCATCATGCTTGATCTCCTGTGAGTACATATTGTCCTTTGCAGACTTCTTATACACCTTGATCGGTTCCAGCTTGTCCTTGTTATTCATTGCGAGCTTGTACCACTTCTCTCCGAGGCGTCGTCGACTCTCCCGGTAGTACTTTGTAAGTGATGTAACACGCTCGGTTGAGCTTTTTACCAGCTCCATTACCTCACCAAGTGTCTGCTGTCCTGACTCACTTTGACCCTTAAGTATAGCCGTAGATGCTGTTGCACGCTCTAAGGAGTTGATCACAAAGCCCATCTCATCCAGTGATCCGGATAGATCAGGAATATCAATCGGGCGTGTAAGTTCATTCGGGTTACCCGGGATCGGATACCATCCCCATGGCCGTGGAGTAAAGCTATTCGGGGAGAAGTCCTTGTTTTCACTGGAGTTATACATTGTCATCCCCAGGTTCTTCATCGTTCGGTTCTCTACCAGCTGACTAAACCAGGCATTGACGATCTTATTTGGTGTCCGGGCAATGTCTCCGATACCGTCTGACCAGATATCAGTACGCTCTGTATCAGTAGCCCATGTCTCGATCGGGAAGAAGTTGACCCCGAGTACCTCCTTCAAAGGCTTGTATACCAGCGGATACTTGTCTTCTGCCTCTACGCAGTACATCACCTCAAAGTCCTGCATGTCTTCATTCCACTCCTTTACGTAGTGTTCAGTAAGGCGTACCAGCTTCTGTCCGCTTTCAATAGAGATTGACCACCCAAGATCAGATAAACGATCCTTTCGGGATAGCATTGCCTCGTAGTTTCTGTCACTGTCACCACTGTTTTTATGAAAATGATCCTTTAGTTCCTTTAAGCTACTTTCATCTGTGTATGTTTCATTACTTAAAACCTGATCCAGCGTCTGAAAGATATTCCGGTGAGCAACATACATCGCTGTATTGTCGATATCAGCCGGATCAGCATTGTCTCCGATAAGAATATCAATTGGTTCCAGTACCTCAGTGTGGATCTGCCCGTTATAAATGTTCAGCTTCATTCCGGAGCGTCCGTATAAATACGCCATCTTCTTGTCTACGGTGTCTTTTATAACAAAAGCATCATCGTCCTTAGACTTATTCCAGTACTCATTCAGGAATATCTCCTTCTGCTTGTCACCTGAAAGGCTCTCAAAATAGATGTCTGGAGCCTCATCTGTCTTAGAAAGTGTCGTTTGGATTGTCTCTTTCATCAACGGAATTGACACACTCTGTCGTTGAGTGACCCGATTCTTCTCTACCTTGTTTCGGTATAACCGGTAGTTCTCCTGCCACTCGGTGTGACGTCTTTTCTGAAGGCCCTTAGCCCCATCTCTCATATTTTGAATCTCTGCATGCTTCTTCTTTGAGATCTTGTCAGATTTCATATTGATATAATTATAACACGATTATTTCCTGTCAAGAGTACTTACACCATATATGGATCTACGTCCATCTGATCTGCGTTTCGTCGCATTGGTGTATCTCTCGGTACGAAGTACTCAGATGTCTCTTTCGGTGCAAACGTCAAGGCCAGGGCATCTGCAAAGTCCGGGCTTTCTACTCCACGCTTCCGGAGATCCTTCTTGCTTTCCATCTTTGTCTTTCCGGAGGATGTCTTTGTGTAGCGTACTTCAAGCATATCTGTCAGGCCATCATGCGCTTCAATAGCTCCACCACCCTTAATCCAGGTTGCTAGTCCATCCGGCCCGGCGTATACCTCAGCCTTCAGATTCAAGTACTCATCCCGGTTCTCCTCAGTTGGCCGACTACCGAAGTTCACGCCGACGGGTTCATACTCCAGCTCTCGGAGTCTGTCTGTTACTCCACCACCTACACCAGAGTCATCAATAAAGATCATGTCTTTGGCGACGCCGTACTCTTTGACCAGCTCTACTGTCCGGCCGACGACTGTCATGGTGTCATAGGCGTGATTGTGATCCAGTACGAGGGCATAGTTGTTATACCGGAGCAGCCATACATTCTCATTTCTACCTCCTCGGGCGACATCAAGGGCTAGACGGGGCTTTCCTTGCGGTTCTACGTCCCGTGAGAAGGCGTTAGCGAGGTCTTGATCCGTTACAAGGTACATATAGCCATCATCACTCATAGCCTGCGCATCCGGGAATTCACAGCCATACAGGATATCGAAGAATCGTTCCTGTCGCTTCTCCTCTACACTCTCCTCAGTAGCCCGGCCTTCCTCAAGCGCCTGATGATAATCAATCACAATGTTTTTGAAGTCCGGAGATAGATGAGATCGCAGGAAGTGATTACGCCGGAAGGGGTTTCCGATCTTACATAGGAAGTTGTCGTGTGGATTGTCATCGACCATACGTGATATCAAGGCGTAGTCATCATCATCCACCAGGGCTGCCTCATCCAGTACCACGTTCGGTGATCCGTATCCCAGGGCGTCATTCGGTGTAGCAATGAATATCTCTCCTATCAGGCCTTCTCCGACGTTGAAGGTTACGTGAGACTTGTTTCGATGCCTCCGGATGTCCTGCTTGTCACTGGAGCTTCCGGTAAAGGCGTTAGCAATTGAGGGATGATCAAAGATGTGACTGTTGACCACCTCCATAATAATCTTTGCTTGTTTCTTCTTTCCCCCGACGAGTACCCAGCGTTCCGGATGTGTTGCTGCTCTGAGTAGTACAGCTAGTCCGACTGACATAGACTTCCCGTAGCGTGTAAGGCACATGATATGCAGTCTCGGGTACTTACGCCGGAATACAGACTCAAAGATACTGAATTGTCCCTCGGTTAGTTCGATTGGGCGTCCTTTGTCATCCTTAAAGATCTTCTTCACTGTCTTCCATAGCTTATCCTTTGTTAGATACTCCGGCACAACGTGTCCCATCTCCGTCTGGATCATGTTTTGTTTGGTGTCTTTACTCATTTTCAGCTTCATTAAACTCCTCTTCTGTATAAAAACTCTTAAAGCCGAGGAATCTATCAGTCTTCAGGATACGTTGATCTGATACCGGAATGTTTACCCTTCCCTCGTCATCTACTTCCATGGCAGCCTGTATTCCCATACTGACATCCTTGAATTGATCCCGTGTGAGCATCATCTGGTGTACGTAACCATCAAAGCCGTCAACCATTATTATTACTCGCATTGAACGCATTTCCCTTGACCAGCTCTCCGGGCTGAATTCTGGATCCTTACTCATCGCTGCCGTCATCGTTAGCAAGGGCCTTAATAAAGTCTGTAAAGGCTCTAGCGCCGTCTGAGGGCGTTGTGCCGTCTATGTGCATCAGTTCCTTGTTAGCTCTGAAGGCCACACCAAGCTCTGATCGTTGTGAGGCAAGGTCTCTCATAAAAGCGACCGGATCTACCTCATCACGTAGATATTTCTTTGCCTCTTGTATGTCCTCCTTTTCTCGGAGTTGTCGTCC